AATCTGATGATGGTGTTTCCTTTACTACGATTGGAGGAGCAACATCTGCATCTTATACAACTGGTGGATTAACATATGCTGTTGATAATAACGATCAGTATCGTTGTATTATTAACGCAGTGGGTGCATCTACCCCAGTTACAACAAACGCTGTAACTCTTACAGTTTTAAGAACATTCTCTATTACAGCAGATCCATCAAATGCAACTGCTAATGAAGGTGGAACTGCATCCTTTAGTGTTACTGCATCTACAAGTAGTGGTGCACCAACTTATCAGTGGGAAAGATCTGATGATGGTGGTGCGAACTGGGTGAATGTTGCAGGTGCAACTTCTGCAACATATACTACACCAACGTTGGTATATGCAACTGATGGTGCTGATCGTTATCGTTGTATTGTTTCTTTGGTTGGAGCAGCAGCTGCATTAACTTCCAACTTTGCAGTATTAACTGTTTTACGTGTCATAACAATTCAAACTCAACCACAGTCACAAGCTGTTATTGAGGGTGGCACTGCAACATTTAATATTGGAGCATCAATAACCAGTGATGTAATATCATACCAGTGGCAGAAGTCTGTTGATAATGCAGTAAGTTGGTCAAATATAAATGGTGCAAACTCATCAACTTATACTACTCCTGCAACAACATATCCAACAACACCAGACGAGCAGTTCCGTTGTGTGTTATCTAATACAGCAGCAACCTCAGTAACATCTAGTGCTGCTACTCTAACAGTTAATGAATCTGAATTTGTATCAGCACCAGCATCTGTAGCTCCATTCATTGATACAGATACTACTAAAACATTATCAAGACAACCAGTTATCACAACTGCTCCATTTGTATCTGAGTATGCAGGTTCAACACATAAGGCAACCTTCTGGAGAATAAGAAGAGTTGCAGATAACGTAACTGTTTATGATACATCTAATACACTACCAAATGGTGATGAGAATAATAAAACATCACTCACAGTACCATCAGGAATATTAGACTTTGATACTACATATGCAGTTCAAGTCAAGTTTAGAGATAATGCAAACTTAGAAAGTTCGTACACATCAGCAGTAAACTTTACTACTCCTTTTGTTGATCAACCAGATATACAAACAATTACACCAGCATTTAATCCAACAATTAATGTTGATGCTATTGCATTGAAGACTGGATATCAACATTCATCTAGTGATTGGCAGTTCTCTCCTGCAAATACATTTGGAACTATTGTTCACCAATCTCTTGGTAACTCAACAAACTTAACACAGTATACTTTACCAGGTGCTGTAAACCTCAGTTCTAATACTACATATTATGTAAGAATTAGATTCAACGTCAACCCAGTTTAAAATGGCTAAAGCTTCAACAAGCCAGGGACTGATAGATTATGCATTACGTCAAAACGGTGCACCAGTCCTAGAAATAAACATAGAGGATGATCAGATAGATGATCTAGTAGATGATGCTATCCAATTTTACAATGAAAGAAATAGTGATGGTTACATCAGAACCCACGTAAAAATTAAGTGGAGTGAAGCCATGCGTGATAACATGGTCACTGATACTACCACTACTATTGCAGCTGGTACTTCTAATGCTCTTGCTGTTGACTATTCAGAACAGAATAATTATGTAAAGATGCCTGAGTATGTCACTAGTGTGATTAAGGTATTCCCATTTGTATCTAAGAACGTAACTAACTTGTTTGATGTTAGGTATCAGTGGAGACTTAACGACCTTTGGGATTTAACCAATACAGAAATCTTAACCTATGAGATGGTTAACCGTAGACTAGAAGACATATATTTCTTATTAGAAGGACAGAAGCAAACAAGATTTCAGTTAAGAGGAAACAAACTTTACTTAGATCTAGACTGGAAAACTGATGTCAATACAGATGACTTCCTAGTTCTGGAATGTTATCGTGCTATTGATCCGACTGCAGATACAGCCGTATACAATGATATATGGATGAAGAGATATGTATCTGCCTTAATTCAAAGACAGTGGGGTGCTAACTTAATCAAGTTCCAAGGAGCACAGTTACCAGGTGGAATTACTATGAACGGTGAGTTCATTTATAACGAAGGTAAAGAGAAGGTACAGAAACTAGAAGACGAAATGCTCACAGTCTATGAGACTATGCCTATGGATATGATTGGCTAATGGCAAGATCCACTTACTTCACACATGGTACTAGGAACGAACAGTTCTTATTGCAGAACTTAGTAGAAGAGCATCTCAAAATGTTTGGGATGGATATACTCTACTGCCCTAGAGAGATCATGGTTAAAGATGGTGTGTTTAATGAAGAAGTGATTGGTGAGTTTAATGATGCATATATTATAGAAGCATACCTAGAAAACCCAGAAGGTTTTCAAGGAAATGGAGATCTACTCACAAAGTTTGGTGTGGCACAGACTGATGAGATAACTATGGTTATTTCAGCTCAAAGATTTAGTGATCTCATATCTCAGTTCCTATTATTAGATACTGATTATCAAGCACCTGAGAGACCACAAGAAGGTGACTTAATATATTTCCCATTAACAAGTAATTACTTTGAAATAAAATTCGTAGAACATGAAGAACCTTTCTACCAGTTAGGTAAAGGTTACGTATATAAACTGAAGGCAGAACAATTCGAGTACAGCGACGAGCAAGGAGATGTATTTGATAGTGATGAGGAACTAGTGGATTACGGTTACACTGTCAAGCATTACTATCTACCTGTCAATGGTACTACTGCTACTGGTACTCCAACAATAAGTTCTGGAGCCATAGATCAAATTTACATTGATCAACCTGGAACTAAGTATAATGAAGCACCCACAGTCACTATCACTGGTGATGGTAGTGGTGCAACTGCAACTGCATATCTTGCCAACATAACACTTAGTGGTGGATCACCAACAGCATCTGCTATCATAAGAGCAACAGTTAAAGAAGGTGAGATCAGAGCAGTCAATATAGTAAGCGGTGGTGCTAATTATGATGAAGATAGAGTATCCATAGTTATTAGTTCTCCAGATAGTCCTGGTAGATTTGCAACTATACTCCCTACTTTTACCAATGGAGTTTTGACTGCATTGAATATAGTAAATGGTGGTTCAGGATATAAGAGTGTTAAACTAGTGGACATAGATGCGGGCGGTAGTGGATATACAACTGCTACTGCAACATTCACTGGTGCACCTGTTGGTATTTCAGGTTCCTTTACGGTTCCTGAAACTGTAACAGGTGGAACTTCTGGTACAACTGCAAACCTCGTAGAGTGGGATGCAGGTGAAGGTTGGGTTAAACTGAAGTCCCCAACTGGATCATTCTCCATAGGAGAATCAATCGTTGGATCAGAATCTGGTGCTACAATTGTGCTAGATAGTAGGGACGAGATGGCAACTGCAGATCCTAAATACTCTGAAGCTGTCACTTTTGAAACACAAGGAGATGACATCCTTGACTTCAGTGAAGGAAACCCATTTGGAATAGCAGGTAACTTATAATGTTAGGTGCATACACATACAATAAGATTATTAGAAAGTGCGTCATAGGATTTGGAACACTCTTCAATAATATAGAATGTAGAAAAGAGAACAAGGACGGTTCAATATACAGTAGGATGAAAGTTCCTCTAGCATACGGTCCTCGACAGAAATTTTTAGCAAGATTAGAACAACAGGCAGATTTAAACCAAAAGGTTGCGATCACAGTTCCCCGTTTATCTTTTGAGATGACGGGTATTTCGTATGACAGTTCTAGAAAACTTGCTCCAACAACATTAACTGTAAAAGCAAAAGATGCTTCTTCAGTTAACAAACAATTTACACCCGTACCATATAATATTGATTTTGAACTTAATGTTATATCTAAAACTAATGATGAAGCGTTAGAAATATTAGAACAGATTCTACCAGTCTTCCAACCCTCTTATCAAATCACTATTAAGATGGTTGATGATATGAATGACTACAGAGACATTCCTATTATATTGAATAGTATTAATTACAGTGATGACTATGAAGGAACATTTGATGATAAGAAGATTACTTTGGTTAGTCTTAGTTTTACAGTCAAAGCATATATCTTCGGACCTGTAGGAACTCAAGGACCTATCAAAAAAGCGAAGACAGATATTTACACTACTATGCCTTCTGCTACAGCAACCAGACAGGTCGCTTACTCCGTAGAACCAAGAGCACTTACGGACAAAGACAAGGATGGAACTGCTGAACTTGCAGGTGCTATTACTGCAAGAAACCTTGTAATAGAGTTAGTAGACTATAGCAACATTCCTACCCAATCTTATATTGAAGTTGGGAATGAAGTGATGTATGTTAAAGCTAAAACTTCTCCAAATAAATTACAAGTTCGTAGAGCACAGAATGGAACCAAAGCAGCTGCAGCTGCTCCTGGTACTCCAATAGATCTAGTTGATGCAGCAGATGATGCATTACTAACTGGTGATGATGATTTCGGATTTAGTGAGACTATATCATATTATGAATAACGAAGACATGTCAGGATTAGATAAAGCGTTTGAGACTGTGGAAGCAGTCACAACTGAGGTGACTCCTGAAAAAACACAACCTATAAAAAAGGTTGAAGGAAAAGACGAGGTACAAGACGACTATGAATATGCACGAGGAAACCTTTATGCCTTGGTGGATAA